TCCGTTAAATAAAGCGTTTTTGTCAGGATATATTTCCTCGTTAGAATTACTGTAATACTCTGGGAATTTACTTGGCGCATTAAAACTTAAATAGTCAATTAGTCTTTGCGTGTAGTATTCAGCGTAATCTCTTTCCTTTGATATTAAAGAATCAATCTCTTGCTTATCTACAATAGTACTATTTTCAGAACTGTGCTTAAATACACCTCCATTAGCAATAGTGTAAGAAGCAAACGGAAGATACTCAACCATCGCATAGTGAATGAGCATAGGTTGAACATAGTCGTTTACTAACGCCAAATAATCTCCTGCAAGAGAACCAGCAACTATATCTGCACTAATCTTATCGTATAGGTCGCTTCCTAAATAGTTTTGAATATGTATCTCTTGTGCTATTTTTATGAACTGAATAAATTTATCAGTATCAATCGAACCGCTTAATGCAGTATTCTTGATAAGGTCGCTTCTCTTTATAAATATTGCTGTTGCCATTATTCTACATCTTCAATTTGTTCCTCTACCTTTTCTTTCACTTCCTCTTCTATATCCTTTTTAACACCTGTTTCCTTCTCTATCTCGGCTTCGCTTATAGCATTAGTCAAGTCGGTAAATTCAAGAGGTTGTAGGGTCTTAAAATAGATGTCAAGGTTTATTCCGTTGTACTCAAGTATCTTCTCAAGCTCATCAAGTATTGTAACTTGCATTGGTCGTATAACTGTATTGTCCATAAGTACAGATGCGGTCTGTAATTCCTCCGCATTGTTTCCAAGACCAGACGTATCTTTTATACCAACAAGCATAGGTGATACGATACGGTGTGATACCATTACTTTACGCATACTCTCGTCTGATAAGAACTGATATTGCTGGTGTGCATCTGATAACTGTACTGGCTCAATAGTTGCTGCAAGCTCTTTACTATCGTTAAACGCTAGTATAAAACGCCCCGCGTTAGAACTACCACTAAATTTATTTACAATACTATTCTCTATCGCATCTCTCTGCTCCGCATCTGGCGTACCATTGTTAAAGTTGATAAGCATTGATGGACTCAATCCATTCTGAATATTATTGATGTGATAGTTAGCAATCTCTTCTTCCAACTCTGCATACTGTAACCCCCCTTGATAATCTACTGGCGAATAGTATTTATACCCAGCACGATAAGGCTTTATGTATAGTATCTCAATAGCAGCATTAGAGAACCCAAATGCAGGTATTTTAGTTAGCTTATCCCCTGTGCTTGCTGTACTCCAATCGGAATGATAGTAGTATGCCTCTATTTCGCCTTTAGAGTTACATTTCTCGGCTCTTAACGTCTCTACTGGTATATGCTCTACTTGAGCGATTTTAGAGCGGTCTTTGGTGTATATAACTTGCAGAGCAGCTTGACCCATCATTTTATAGTCGTGAGTAATTCTCTTAATCACATCTTTTTTAAGGAGTTCTTTCATCTCCTTATAATCAGCATCATTATCTTTACTGTCTGTCGCATCAAGACCTCTTCCGTATATCATTTCAGAGATGCCATTGATTGCAGCGTTATTTGTTGGGCTTCCGTTATACCTGTCTATCAGGTAAGTAAAATAGTCGTTGTCCTCACCATAAGCAACGAAATCATCGTTATAGTATTCTTTTATCTCTGGTCTTGAATAAGAACCGAGTTGAACAATATGTATTTTACCCTCTTCTTTATTATTCATAATGGGTCTTTTCTTTGCGTAATGCCTTACTTTTTTAGCCATCTTATTGTTAGTCTATAAATACAAATTCGTTATCATAACTATCTTCTGTCGTGTAATCATTTTTACCAACCTCATATTTAGGATAGTCTGTTTGATTTGTTACATATACCATACCTCTATATATATCCCCAACATTATCTTTTATTATAAGCGTGTAATATGTTTCTGCTTTAATGTCATCAAATGCTGCTGTTATAGTCATGATGTTTGTAGAACCATTAAAACTATATGAATTTGTATAGTTTCTTGATGCTCTTGTTGCCTTGTCAATCAAAGTTAATGTAGTACCGCCAACAGCAGAGGTTTTTCTGGGCTTAATATTTATATCCTGATTTTCAGTAGATGTTGTTAGTATATGCATATAAAAGTAATAATCAAATTGTTATTTGTTTCAAATATACAAAAAAAGGGGCAATTAAGCCCCCTTTTAGATTTATACTCCTATTAAATTTATTCAGGGAATCCCGGGTCTCTTTGATTAGACTCATTAGCTGTTGCATTATCTAAACCATCAAATGGGTCTGCATCAGTAGCCCCATCAATAAAGTTGGGCATATATATCTCATTAGCGGTTAATGTAAGCGTATATCCGTTTAAATCCCCCATAGCCTGTCCAGTTACCATAGTACCTCCAGTTACGTCAGCACCATTATCTGCACCTACCATAAGAAACTTGTCGTCAAAAGTTTGAACTACAACGTGAGGTCTGCCATACGTCATAAGCTTTAACTCTTTATTATCTTCTTTAGTTAATTTAGGGAACGTAATGCTCAATACTTGCTCAAAGAAAGTAGTTCCATTTTCAATAGAAGATGTAATGTTTGTCTCAAGCGAAGAATTTCCTTTTACATCGTATGTGTGATACTCAAAAGTTGCTGCTTCTGCTGTGTTTGTTATTTGGTCATCAGAATCGTATGTCCAACTTCCTGCTGCTCCAAAATCAACAAAGTGTACTTTTTTTATACCACCGACAGCATCCTTACAAGGTCTTAATCTTCCGCCAGTTAAATTACAAGCCATATCTTTTTCTTTTTAGTAAAAGGGGCAGAGTTACTACCCCTTTCGATTAAACAATTATTATGCTAACGTCAGTAACGTTAAGTCAGAACCGATACCGTATTGTACACCTGCTGTATATCGCATGATGATACGTACATTCTGGCTTCCATCAAGGTCAGCCATGTCGATTACTTTTACTTCGTTGTGGTCACTTAATAGACCTGTACCAAAGTAGATGTTAGAAGCCTCACCAGCAACAATGTGGTCAGCAGGCATTCCTGGCGCATGTTGGATTTTGATACCTTCAAAAGAAAGTGCATTACCCATATTGTACCATTGTTGTCCTTTAGAGTCTGTACCAGCAGCACCTTGTCCTTCTGAAGCAAAACCGCCTAATGCACGAACATAAGCTTGTAATGCAATAGTTGGAACGTAGATAGTTAAATCTTCTTTACCATAAACAGTAGAAGGAATTGAATCAACTACATTTCCAAGTAGCCCTACAATGTTAGAAGAAGAGAAAGATGTTTCAGAGCCATTTGCAGCATCATTTACATCATCATCAGCAGCCATAAGTACTGTAAGACCGTCAAACTCTCCAGCGTTGGCGTTTACACCACCCCAGATGTTTTGCTCTGTCTTTTCAGCAACTTTAGCAGAAACGTGTCCTAGAATAAAGTCAGAGAAAGATGCAGGCAGTTTGTCAAATGCAGAATATCCCATTTGTACAGCTTCCCAATCTGCTCTAAAGTCTTTTTTACAAAGCTCTAGGTTAACTTGGAACTCTTCTGGTTGAAGAATACGCTCTGTAAGTGTAAGCGCATCAGCAGTAGCAGAAAAATCACAAGAAGCATCACCGATAAAGTTAGTTGAAGCAACTTTCTTTACGACTTCTTTATATTTTACATTAGGTTTGATGGTGATTGCACCTTCAGCTAATGTTTTACCTGTCAAGAGGGCAGCAGAAATGTATTTTCCTGCAAACTCTCCAGCGTAAGTAGAGGTGATGGTATCAACAGAACCATTACCAGCGTATAGATTTACTTTTTGATTACTCATTTTTATATTATATTAGTTTTGAAAATACTCGGTCAAGTGTACTAGCAGGGCGATTCTGACCGAATTTAACCACCTCTTTTTGTTCAGTTTTTTCTGATGGTGCGTGTGCGATTGGCTCGGCTGCTGGTTCAGCAGATAGCTTTTCGACTTGAGACGAAAGTTCAGCCTTTTCTTGCTCAACTTTATTGTACTCAACCATCATATCTTCTTTAATAGATTTAATCATATCCTCAAGTTCTGCGATTTTAGAATCGAAGTCCTGTTTAGATACATAATCTTCTTCTAGCTCTTCAGCCTCATCTTCTTCGGCTTCAGGAGCTTCTTTATCTTCTTCAGATTCTTCAGCTAGCTCAACCTCTTCAGTTGATTCAACTTCAGGAGCAGCTTCTACTTCTTCAGTAGCAACTTCTTCAACAGAATCTTCAGATAATGCAACTTCTTCTACTTCTGGAGTTTCAGTAACTTCTTCGGCTGCAACTTCAATGTTCTCAACCTTTTTAGTTTCTGTCTCACTAATAGCAGAAAGCTTTTGCATAATATCGTTTAGAATGTTTGTAGCTTTACTCTCCATATTATGTTAATTAACAGTTATAGTTATAGGTAAATAACAAGTATTAAACAACCTGTTAGATTTTTAAGCACGTATTTTTCCAATACCCTGCGCTCTCAAAGTGCCATCACAGCATCTTCTTGAGTATGTTCTTCCGTTTTTACACAAACAACCTCTCTTTGAGTTTGTCGGCACTTGCCTTCCTACCGTCTCTTTACTTTTCATTTCTTGCTTGATTTAGGGTGTTTCTTTGGTAGTAAATCATAATCAGTAGTGTATTTGGCGTTTTGCGGTCTACCGTTCTTTAAAAGGTATATATAGGCGTTTACTCTAGCTTGCGCCCATTGTTCTGCTGACTTTACATTAGGGCTATGAGATGTCTGAAATGCGCCAACACCACGCTGGTACACAGACTTCAGTTGTCCAACAGTAGTTCCATATCCCTTTTTAGATTTATACTTCTCGTTAAAGTCATTAGCTTTTTTCTGTAACGACTTTAGCACTCTGTCGGGTACAGTAACTCCCCTTGACTTCC